ATTTAAAAAGATTTATTTATAAATATATTAACCTTTTTCAGCTTTTTTTACATCTTTTTGTTTTGTCTTTTGATTTTCCATATATCTTTTGCATCTTCCGTCCCAATAATTTGGATCTCTTCTACCCTTTACAGCTTCGATTGCGTCCAGCATTTCTTCTGTTATTTCAAGTTTTGGCATGGTTAAAGATCCTCAAATATTTCAAATGTTACTCTGATTTGTGTTTGAAACTTTCCTTCTGGACTTGATGTTAATATCTCAGGCCCAATTGGTGAATCAAAAATAACACTTGATACTGTGATCCTATTGTATAAGTCTCTAAGCCGTTTGCAAATTGTAAAGTTAGCCCCTGCCCCGATACCTTCTTCTGTAAATACATTAAGTAACACTAAACCAACAACGCTATTAGTACCGCTTGCATTACCCATAGTCTGATATGACCCAGATCCAAAGCTAGTAACGCATTGAACAAAGCTATCTTCCGTAGTGCTATCAAATGCCATATTGTTGAATACAACAGGGATCGCAGGGCTTGAGGCTAGTTCTGTGGCTAGTCTTGCCTCAATAGTGGATCTTACTGTGTTTAAGTCTGTTGCAGCCA